ACAAACTATCAGCTGATTCATCCCAATGTAATTTTTTATTAGCTGTTGCACCATATGCTATAAAATCTACTCCAGTATCATCCACACCAAGTATTAAAGAATCTGCTGACTCATCCCAAAGCATATACTTACCAGCAGTAGCTCCAAACAATTTAACATCATGGCCAGTATCATTAACACCTACTGTAAGTGCTCCAGTAACTTGTGTTGCTCCAGTAATTGTTGTAGCTCCTACTAATCCAGTAGCACCTGTAACTTTAAATACATAATTAGTGTCAACATCTCCACCTACATGCACTCTAGCATTATCTGCTTCTAATATAGAAGGTGAAAATGTACCATCAGTAGAATGACTTGATAAGTAAAATACTTTACCTACATTACCTACTTGGTCAGCATTTGTATATGCTACACTTCCAGTAGTATTATTAAATGTAATTGCACCTCCTGCTAATGCAGTAAATGCTGCTTTTGCTGTACATAATTGATTATCTGTAGAGTTAGCATCTAAAGTAAGAGATATTTCAGAAACTGATTGACCTGCAGAACCAAATTGCAATGTACCTGTATCTAAGACAAATTTATCTGAATGTAAAGTCATTTTGGAGGTATCACTAGAAACAGATGTAGAATCAACTTTGATGTAGGCAAGTTCATCATAGTTACTACCATCATATCCTTTCCAAGATATTTGACCTATTTCATCACCATCACCCATTGACCCAGGAGCTAATTTGCTTCCTCGACTTTTCTGCAGTATCATTTCTGCAGGCATTGATGATGATACATTATGATTAGATACTGTTAATAATTCTCCTATAGTATCAGATGTTACTTCAAATTTTGAAGTTGGAGTATTAGTTCCAATCCCAACTCTATCAGCACTACCATCTGTAACCAGCAGATTAGCATCTGTATCTCCTTCTATACGAAAGTCAACTGAGGAGCCACCATCATTGATGACTACTTCACCAGCCTCAACCGTACTTTCTATAAACCAATTCTTATTCTTGCCCATTTCGTTCCTCCTAGAACTTAAAATATTGTCTTATGATTCCACCAGGGTCTCTACTGTCTGGAAACTTTCTAATTGCTACTTCATACATATTTCTAAAATATTGTGATTTTTCTATATCACCTAAATCTTCATACATTCTTGCTTTTACATAACATACTAATGCTGGGTGCAAACTTTCATGTAGATTAGAGTATGCATCTAAATCATCTGTAATCTTTGATACAGGCCTGTAATTAGCCTTATATCGTATCCTTAAACCCATGCCTACACTTATAGTAGGACTTTTAAATTCTTTTATAATCTTCCCTGTTGCATCTTCTGCTTCATTCTTTTCAACAATGCCAACTCTTTCTTCATCAATAAACCATAATAACTTTTTAGCAGTATCTTTTAACATTAAGATTCATCCCCAATAGATATAGCAGTTCTGTCTATTTTTTGCAATGGAGCAAATTCTAAACCTCCATCTGTATTTTCTTGCTTAACTTCTACACTTACTATTTTAAGTAATCCTGGAGGCATCTCGTAATATCGTTGACCTTCTAATAAGTCTGTAACTGCAGTATCTTCGTTAGTTAATCTTTTAGATGCAATATCCATAAGACCATCATTTATAATCTGCATTAAATACCTATTTGGCTTTCTACCAAACAATCCTTCAACTTGAGATATTATGTCTTTTACTTCCATTAATTCCTTTGTACTACTTGTTTAATAGTTTCTAATTTTTTCTCTGTATCTTTAAGCTGCTTTTTATTAGGCAATTCACCTCTCATAGAATATATTAATTCTTGATATTCAGCTTGAAGCATTTCCAACTCTGTAGAAAACTTTTTATAGTTCTGAACATAGCTAGAAATTTCCTGAGTGAATTTACTTATATTCTGTGAATATTCCGAGAGATATTCTGAGGCTGCCTTATCTTGCTCAGCTAATTCAGTTTTAGCTATCTCTAATTGAGCTGCTGAGCCTGTTAGTGCAGTCTTTGCCATATCTATATCTTCTTCTGATAAAAAGTCTTTAAATGAATCACCAGAATAATTATCTACTAATTGTTGAGCTTTTTCTATAGCATCTACTGTATCAGGATTATCTAAATTGACAACTTTAAAATCAGGATTTAATACAGGTGCTGATGGAACTTTCAATGAATGTATTTGATATTTTTTACACTTAGCTGCAGTAGCTATTAGTATTATATTCTGCATATCAAATGGAACATCATTCATAGTTAAATCAGTAGCTATAACAGAAGGATATGATACATAATCTATTGTACAAAATCCATCTAACTCGTGAGAATGAGTATCCTCTGGAGATGGCTCAACACTTAGAAAATTATCTGTCACATAATAAATAGGGTCTGTTTCTGAACATTCTTCTAAAAATCCACTACCAAATCTAGCCTTAGCTCTCATATGTAATGGTATTTGCCTACAATCGTATAGCATATCACCATCCCATCTAGTTACTGCAATAATATCACTACTATCTATTATGTTTAAATCAATACCTTTAGCAGTAGATTCTGAGCTAGTATATTGACCAGCTGTAAATGATTTACTAGCAGTCATATGTAGCTTTAAGTTAGAAGGCATTAATTTAGATATTTTTACAATAGAACCTTTAATCCAAGACTCTAATACATCTTGTTTAATAACACCTATTGGTATATCTAAAACAAGTGAGTAAGATTCTGTAGCATCTACATCTTCACCTTCATATCCTATAGTATATACATTTCCTTGCTCTAAAGATTCTAAATTACCAACCCATCCAATAAAAGGACTATAAGTAGCTGCAAGCCCTTGACCTACAATCTGAACTACTCCTTCAGGGTGTTCTATTTCAGATAATAAAGCAGTAGGTTTTGTATATACAATCTCATTATTTCCTTGAGTTAATATAATTACATTTGGTATATATTTTTCATAATCAAGTACTACTTCTCTTTTTGAATCGCCTATCAAATAAGCTATATGTTCTGCAATATTCATACTATAATTTACTTACTTTTAACTTCCTTTGCTATCTTTATTATTAAATAAACTAATGTAGCACAACCAACTGCCATACTAATAACTTCAGGAACTAAATCCATCCAATTAATCCAACAACTTCCCATTCCTGCACAAGTTACTTTCATAGTATCAACCATTAATATCCCCTTAATCCTTTCTTCTTAGTTGCTTTTCTCTTGACTTTCTTTTTAGCTACTTTCTTCTTAGATTTAGATTTCTTTGTTTTATTGTATTTCATATTATTCTTCTCCTAAAAATGTTGAACTACCAGCTAAAGCTTGTGCTTCAGACTTTGTTAATACACTAAAGTTTGGATATTCTTTCCCAGCTCCTAAAGCAATAAGCTCAGATAGCACTCCATCTTTTACAGACCATTCACCTTTTATAATACAAAAAGCTTTATCATGTGAATAAGCTGGAACACCTACTTTACCTGCCCATATAATATCATCCCATGTTGGAGCTGATTTATATGTTATAGTATCATCTTCTGCTACTGATTCTACTATTGGATATAGTGCTTTAATTTTATTACCTACAGCACTTGTATATGCACTGCTAGGTAAACAAAAATACATTTCATAATTAGTCATTTTTATGACTCCTTTCACCTGCTTTATAAATTCTACCCATTTCTCCTTTTGATAAATCATCTATACTAACATCACCATAAGATACAGCTCTATTATATACTAATATATCATCAACAATTCCTCTTACAGGATATTGAACAGTTGCATTAGCTGTTGGTAAATTTGTAAATCCTGTAATGCCAAATTCTTTACTTGATTGCCCAGTAAATGTTATAGTTGCTGGACCAGATTGTCCTTCTGTAGAAGTTAATTTATATACTCCATTTACAAATAATTTATGATTAGTTCCATCCCAAGTGTGAGCTAAATGAACCCATTGATTTAAAGGTATTGCATCAGCTACAGAATTATAATTGCTTCCACATCCA